TGAATATCTCTACATTAAAACTCGCAGACGGATCTTCAGTTGAAGTTAAACCCGTCTACGGTGCTTCTATTCCAATTGCAAAAAAGGAAGAAGCATTTAAATGGCTTCGAGACAACGGCCTAGGTGATCTTATTAAAAATGAGGTTACTGTTGCTTTTGGTCGTAACGAAGACACCAAGGCATCGCAATATGCGATCCTTGCAAAAGGTCAAGGGTTTGAACCTGTCCAGAAATTAAAGGTTGAACCTATGACACTTAAAGCATTAGTTAGAGAGCGTTTAGAATCTGGACAAGAGATTCCCTCTGACTTATTTAACCTGTTCACGGGCAACAGAACAAAAATAACAAGGAAAAAATAATCATGAGCAAAGAACAAGGAACCATGACAAAAAGAACCGATGCTCCTCTTCCAGCCAATATGTTTGAAGATGACATGGGGAAAGGACTAGGCAATATAGGTCAACAAGACTTAGCGTTGCCTTTCTTAAAAATCCTTGCACAGTTATCACCTGAAGTAAACAAAAGGGATGGTAAATATGTGGCAGGTGCAGAAGCAGGAATGATTTACAATTCTGTTACTGGAGAGTTATATAACGGGGTGGAAGGCATTAATGTTATTCCAGCTTATTATAAACTTGAATATCTTGAATGGAAGGATAGAGGGGAAGGTCTAGGTGCGCCAATTAACATCTACCCATCTTCATCTGACATCATCTCAAAAACAAAAGCCGATGCAAATTATAAAGATAGATTACCTAATGGTAATTACATCGAAAAAACTGCGTCACATTTTGTGATTATCTTAGGAGATAGTCCTTCAACCGCATTGATTTCTATGAAATCTACTCAATTAAAAATTAGTAGAAAATGGAACTCAATGATGAGTGGTTTAAAAATAAAAGGTAAAGCTGGATCATTTACTCCGGCATCTTTTAGCCATATTTACAAACTAAAAACAACTCAAATGTCTAATGACAAAGGCACTTGGTTTGGTTGGGAAGTAAGTAAGGTAGGACCAGTCACTGATAGTTCGCTCTATCAACAAGCCAAAACGTTTTCTGAAAACATTTCTAAAGGAAATGTTAGAGCAAAACATGGCGAGGAAAAACCGAAAGGGTCTGAAGCGCATTTCTAATTTCTTCGGAAGAAGAAATCATGCATGACGTGGGCCCGGCGGGAGACTTAAGGGCCCATGAAAAGATATTATGGAGAAGAAATACATACAGATTTTTGATGGTTATAGAGGCGCGTATGGTGTCGCTGATTGGACCAACGTTAAAATAGAACCCAAAACTGGAAAAAGAAAGCCAGATTATAGATGGAACTATGAACCATTCACGGATCAAATCTTTATCGATCATTTAAATGGTGCCAAATCTGTGGGCATCCAGCCTACAAATGAAAATGCACAAGTTAAATTTGCAGTTATTGATGTAGATCCAGATAAAATCCCTGGGTGTAGTTACAAGGACTACGACAAAAAATTTTTCATAGATAAAATTCAAGAATTTAAATTACCTTTAATACCTATAGAATCTAAAAGCGGAGGGCTCCATTTATTTATATTTATGAAGGAGTTTGTATCAGCTGCTTTATTAGTATCCTTTCTAAGTAATCTTCTTCCTCTCTTTAATTTAAAACCTGATAATGAAATTTTTCCAAAACAAACTCAATTAACCAAAGACACCGAGACTGGTGAACTAAGACCAGGACAATTTATTAATTTGCCTTATTACAAAAAAACTCAACGACAGGCTCTCAATGTAGATGGAACTCCTTTCACTTTTGAACAATTTATAAAAGTAGCCGAAGCTAACCTTGTAGAAGTAAAAAATCTAGATGCTATAACCGAGGGCATAGATAAACAAATATATGAAGGGACTGATGAAGACTTTAAAGATGGTCCTCCTTGTTTAGCTCATCTATCTAAAATTATGAAAGATCCTAAATTCGATGGTAGAGACAGATTCATGTATAATTATCATGTCTTCGTTAAGCTAAAGTATCCGGACACATGGAAAAAAAAAGTTAAGAATGCACCTGTAAAATATTTTGAAGAACAATATGCTAATGCATGGGATGATCAATTATTAAATGCCAAGGTAAGATCATGGAATAGATCTGAAAAAGGTTTTACTTGTACTCAAAGTCCTATTAGTGATCATTGTAAAAAAGGAATATGTGTTACGAAAAAATTTGGAGTACTGGCTGGTTCCAAGGGAAATTATCCAGAATTAACTAATTTAAAAAAAATAGCCCTAGATCCAGAACCAGAATTTGAATTTGATGTTATTAAATCTGATGGATTCACCACAACTACCGTACATTGTAGAAGCATAGAACATGTGACCGACCAACGTAAAAGAAGAAACGCAATAGCCAAGGACGCAGAATTCGTTCCTCCAATCATCAAAAGTGATCAAGCAGTTCTGGACGCTTTATTTAAAACTCAGGAAGTTGTTTCGCCACCGATCGGTACCACTCCTAAAGAGAAATTACACGGCGTCTTGCACGCTAAGATTAATGGAGCTAAAGCCCAGGCTGATGCATCCTTTAAAACAGGAACGGTTTTAATTCAAGATGGATATGCTTTTTTTAAATTTGATAAATTTTATGACAAACTAAAATCTAAGAACTGGAAGTACAACGAAGATAAAACAGGTACAATGATGATGAAGACCTACGAAAAATGTGAAATAGAATTCTTAGATCAAAAAAGATTCCCTAGTAAAGAGGAAGGGAAATATAATACACCGACTAAAAATGTCGTAAAAATTTCTATTAAAGAATTTGAAAACGTTCCGATTCATCACACTAACATAAAACATAAAACAGAAATCTTATGATGAGAAAAATACTCGGGCCTCCGGGAACAGGGAAAACAACACGTCTCTTACATTATGCCCAAACTTTTCTCAAACTAGGAACTCCTATTGATAAAATAGGATATTTTGCTTTTACTAAGAAAGCTGCCGGTGAAGCTAAGGAAAGAATGCTCGATCAAAATCCACACATCGGTGAAAAACAATTAAAACATTTTAGAACTCTTCATTCTCTGGCCTTCTGGAAATTAGGCATGAAGAAAAGTGAAGTGATGCAGGACGAACATTATGAAGACATAGGAAGAGATTTAGGAATAGAAGTAACAGTTTATAGTAATGGACAAGAGACAACCGGTTTTGTTAATTCCGATAGTGAATATTTTAATATAATTAATGCTGCTCGAATCAAAGAAATATCTACTGAGGCAGAATATAATACGGACATGTATTCTCAAGACTTAGATAGAAATTTATTACATATTTTAAAAGCAGAATTAGACAACTATAAAAAAGCATATTCTCTCAAAGACTACACAGACATGATCGAAAATTTCATTGTGGCCGAATTATGTCCGAAATATGACGTCGTTTTTATTGATGAAGCACAAGATTTATCGCCGATTCAGTGGAAAATGTTTGATGTCTTAAAGAAAAATTCCAAATATGTTATCTTGGCTGGTGATGATGATCAAGCTATTTATGGATGGGCGGGTGCTGATGTTAAAAGATTTCAACAAGAACCTGCAAAAGAAATAGTATTACCACAATCCTATCGAGTTCCTAAACTCGTTCAACATATTGCTGACAATATTTTAAGTAGAATACCAAAGGAACGGAGATTAGAAAAAAAATGGAAGGCAAGAGATGAAGATGGATTCGTACAGCCGGTTACTTCTATTGAAGATGTTCCTTTGCACAAGGGAAAATGGTTAGTGTTAGCTCGTTACAATGATAAATTAAGAAAGCTTAAACCATTACTTAGAGATATGGGAATTTATTTCGAATATAAAAACAGAAAGAGTTATAAGACTCGTCTCTACGATGCTATTCAAAACTATATACGCTGGACAAATGGGTCTCAACTATCCATTTCAGAATGTAGAGATTTATTTGAGTTTTTTGGAAAGGAATTTCTAGAAAAAGAAGAAAGACTTTATGACTTAAAAGAATTTGGTTATAGCCCCACTCAGCAATGGTCTGAAGTTTTTGAAACTGAACCTGAGGACAGTCTCTACATTAGAAATATGATGCAGGCGGGCGAAGAATTATCCAAAAAAGCTAGAGTTAAACTATCAACGATTCATTCAGCCAAAGGAGGCGAAGCTGATAATGTTTTACTTATTATGGATAATACCAAAACTATCCGGGAGGCTATCGAAAAAAGTCTCGATAAAGAAGACGAAGAACACCGGGTTTGGTATGTAGGCGTCACGCGTACTAAACAAAATTTATATATTATGGCAGCAAAAAAGGAGGACCATGGTTACGACATCGAAAGTCTACAATAAACAAATTGGTGGAACACATTATCAGAAGTTTAAAATTCAGCCAAGTAAGTTCGTAGTTGAAAACGAGTTGCTTTATCCAGAAGGATGCGTTATAAAATATATCTTGAGACACAGGTTGAAAGGAAAAAAGCAAGATTTGGAAAAGGCAAAACATTTCATAGATATGATAATTGAAAGAGATTATTCATAATGAAAGTAATAAAAAACTATTTGGATAAAGACTACTTTAATAAACTTAAAAGCGTCTTTGTAGAGGGGATAGACGGATCTAAATTGCCATTTTATCTACAACGTACAGTTGCCCACAAAACTAACGAAAAAAGCTTAGAACATTTTTATTTTACCCACCTTTTCTATGACCATGCTATCATGAGTGACTTTTACGAATTAGTAAAACCTATTATTTGGGATACACTTAAAGCGAAAGCATTAATAAGAGCTAAATTAAATTTATATCCGAGAACAGATACCCTTTTACATCATTATCCCCATACAGATCACGAGTTTAAACACAAAGCTTTAGTCTTGTCTTTAAATACTTGTGATGGAGGAACTCGTGTAGGTAAAAAATTTATACCGAGTATAGAAAATCAAGCATTCTTTTTTGATGCAAGTATCCCCCATAACAGTACAACTTGTACGAATCAACAAGCTAGAATTAACATTAACTTTAATTATTTTTAATGAGAATACCAAAATTTGAAGCTCAAACCGAATGGGTGAAACCAACAGAGTATCCCGACCTACGTCAAGCAGATGAAATAGCGATAGACTTAGAAACAAAAGATCCTGATCTGATTAAAAAAGGATCCGGTGCCATTATTGGTAATGGAGAAGTTATAGGGATTGCTGTAGCTACTTCTTTTTACAAAGGATACTTTCCTATTGCCCATGAAGGTGGGGGTAATATGGAAAAAGCTAAAGTTTTATCTTGGCTTAAGGATATTTTAGAATCTCCTTCCACAAAAATATTTCACAACGCTATGTACGACGTCTGCTGGCTAAAAAAGATGGGATTTAAAATCAACGGTGACATTGTCTGTACAATGATTGCTGCAGCTGTAACAGATGAAAACAGATTCCGTTATGATCTTAACAGTTTATCCTGGCACTATTTAGGATATGGAAAAAATGAATCTGCTTTAGCTGAAGCTGCCTCTGAATGGGGAATAGATCCAAAAGCTGAAATGTATAAACTACCAGCTATGCATGCAGGATCTTACGCAGAACGAGATGCAGAGATTACTTTAGGGCTTTGGCAAGAGATGAAAAAAGAAATTATTAATCAGGACCTGGAGGACATCTTTGATTTAGAAACAGAACTTTTCCCCTGTCTTGTGGACATGAGATTTAAAGGTGTGCGTGTTGACATTGAAAGAGCTCATGCAATGAAAAAAGAATTTAAAAAAGCAGAACAAGATTTATTACATAAGATAAAAAGTGAAACAAATATTGATGCACAAATCTGGGCGGCACGGTCTGTTGCTAATGTATTTGATATGTTAAAAATAGAATACCCTCGAACAGAAAAAACATCTGCCCCCTCTTTTACTAAAAATTTTTTACAAGAACATAAACATCCGGTCGTAAACCTAATTGCTAAAGCGAGAGAAATAAATAAAGCTCACACTACATTCATTGATTCTATTTTAAGATACGAACATAAAGGCAGAATCCATGCAGAGATTAACCAACTTAGAAATGCAGGAGGAGGCACGGTCACAGGAAGATTTAGTTATCAAAATCCCAACCTCCAACAAATTCCCGCTAGAAACAAAGACTTAGGACCCAAGATCAGAAGTTTATTTATACCTGAAGAAGGATGTAAGTGGGGTTGCTTCGATTACAATCAACAGGAACCAAGACTCGTCGTACACTATGCATCACTTTATAAATTACCTTCTGTCTATGATGTTGTAGATTCTTATAATGATAATGTTAAAGCAGATTTTCACCAGACCGTAGCCGACATGGCAGAGATTCCTAGATCACAGGCCAAGACAATTAACTTAGGATTATTTTATGGAATGGGTAAAGCTAAACTTCAAGCAGAACTAGGAATCACAAAAGAAAAAGCAGCCGACTTATTTAATCAGTACCATGCTAAAGTTCCTTTTGTTAAACAGCTAATGGAGAAAGCATCTAACAGAGCACAGGATCGAGGACAGATAAGAACTTTACTCGGAAGACTTTGCAGGTTTCATTTATGGGAACCAAATAGTTTTGGTATGCATAAGGCCATGCCTCATGAAGAAGCACTCAGGGAACATGGACCAGGAATTCGAAGAGCATACACATACAAATCTTTAAATAAATTAATTCAAGGATCAGCTGCTGATATGACAAAAAAATCTATGCTAGAATTATATAAAGAAGGAATCATAGCGCATATTCAAATTCACGATGAACTTGATTTATCTATTAAAGATGAAAAAGAGGCCCAAAAAATTGTTGAGATTATGGAGAATGCTGTTACACTTGAAGTTCCCAACAAAGTAGACTATGAGTTCGGATCCAATTGGGGAGATATATACGATTAACAAGGAGGAACCTATGGAAAAAGTAAAAAATGAAGCTAAGAGAATCTGGGGACTAGCAGTAGCTCATCCTAAGATCTCTGCAGCTGTAGTAGTAGTGGTAGTTGCCATATATTTTTTAGTAAACTAGGAACTATATGACCGATGGCCTATTTAAATGCAAACATTCCTGTGATCTATTCACAGATCAGAAGAGAATATCTCTATGATCTTAAAGATCACCATGGAGAAGTTGAAGACTGCATTATCTTTGGCCTGGCATCGATTACAGGACGTCCTATACTCTTTCATGCAATTATGGAAAACGGTGCTGTATTCTATCGGCTACCAATATCCGCTTTCATTCAAAGAGCTTATGACGCGAAAAAAGTTCCTAGGATGCGACTTGATGAGCTGGAGCTGTGGAATTGCTTTAGTTACTATCCTAGCGTTACTACTTTTGATATCCTAGACGCACAATCAGGAAAATATATAGGAAAAGATAAAAAATGGTATGCGGGAGCTTACCTGTTTACAGTTGACTGGGCTCATCCAGAGAGTAATATTATCGACACTGATCATTCGGAGATCCCGCAAGAACATAAATGCGCACACATACTTGCTTTAGAAAATGGCAACTATGCAGCTCAACCCAACAATAGAATTATATGGAGTATTCCCTCTTTTACTGTTAAAGATGAAATACCTTATGATTGGAAGACACAGAGTAGTGAATGGAATGTGGAAGATGATCGTAAATGGAAAACAGAAGATTCGGATAGATTCTTCTACAACATTGAGGAAGTAAAAAATGACAAAGTGTAAAAATTGTAACTGCGATTGCCACTGTTCTTTAAAGGAACATGGTGATATGTATGGAGTTTGCAATTGCATGAACTGTGAACATGAGGAATGTGAAACATGTCAATAGATAAAACAAAATGTTGTAAGACACATACTGAAGAAAAGGAAGAATTAGGTGAATGCTGTCAAACAAAAAGCATTCATCAACTGGCTAAAGAAAATCCAACTTTAACCTATACACAAGTAGAAAAAATAATGAAGGAGCAACATGAATAAACTATTTCTGGTACTCGCACTATTATTTGCCTTGAGCGCCTGCTCAGTAGGCAAAAAATGTACCTATACACAAGAAGGAACGAAGATTTCATCTTGGGTATGGTTTTACGGTAGCGATAAGCCAATTGATTTAGATAAAAACAATTGTAACTAATATGCATGATAAAATCATTACTGCACTTTTGGCAATTCTCATCGCCCTTGGAGGATGGACGCTCTCACGAACGTTCTCCCTGTCGCAAGATATGGTTCTTATCAAAGAAAAAGTATCGGGGATTGAAGATGAAGTATCGGACTTTAAAACTTTTAAGAAGAAGAAAAAACGCAAGAAAAAGAATTCAAACAACTGAAAAGGGAATACAGGCTTTGATAATTGGCCTAGCATTGGTTCTTTTTCTTTTGGTTGGATGTAACGGTGTAAAGCATGTTATATCAATTGAAGAACCAACAGATCATACTTCAGGAGATGATGGCGGCAAATTAAAATATAAAATCATCTTTGGAGATGTGAATCAAAAGGAGTAGGTATGTTAAATAAAATAAAAAAAATAATACACAAAGTGGACTGCTGGATTAATAGATATGAATTCGAATACAGAATCTTTGTTCTGGTAGCAATTGCATATCTATTTTATGTTCATTATTCCGGGTGTAATTAATGGCCCTAAAAATTTCAGACGAAGCAAAAGTTCAAATGCCGATGAAGACAGTTGCCAGCCTCATCGCGCTGGTTGCGATCGGAACCTGGGCATTTTTTTCTATCCAAGAGACTCTTAACAGGCATACAACAACCTTAGAGTTAATGGAAAAAGATTTAGAACAAAACTCAGAATTTAGAATCAAATACCCTCGTGGAGAATTAGGACAATCTTCGGGAGAGGCCGAACTTTTCATGTTGGTGGAGCATATGTCAGGTCAATTAGAGAAAATGGAAAACCGGATGGAGAATATGATGTCAAATACCGTTAACATTGAACGTTTACAAAAAGATGTTGAGAAGGTATTAAGTGATATTGAAAAATTAAAAGATAAGCAAAGAACTTTTTCTAATGGAGACACACAATGAAAGAAAGTTTATTAAAACTTACACACAAAATTACTACTTGGCATGAGAAAATGTTTAAGTATATAACTTTAAAATCTAAAACCAGTATATTCTTTACATGGCTTTTAGTTTTTATATGTTTATATGAAATTTTTGAACATATTATTATACCTTTAGCTTTAATCTGGTGGGGGTTTTTTAAATGATTATAGAGACTGTATTCGCACTTTTACTCATTTACAATAATGAAATTATAGAGCATCGTATTCAACCCTCACTCAGCGAATGCCTTAAGGGCAAGCGTTATGCGATGCGGGATAAAAAATCTACTGATCGGGTGATATTTCAATGTATCAAATCAAAAGCTGAAATAGAGATTTACATGGGTGAAAAAAAGATTACAAAACTTATTCTTGAATAATGAACAGAAAGCATTATGCTTTTTTCCTTAAAAAGAATAGAAGAAAGAATCCAGTTGCTAAAGCTTTAAAGTTCTTTACACCCAAAGTCATAAGAGATAAAACTAAGTATAGGAGAACAGATGACCAAGACTGGAAAAAATATTTTTGGAAGGGGTTTTGACCTCAAGGCAGAAGTCACTAATGGAAAGTGCCCAGTCTGCGACTCTCCTACAATCTTTGTATCCATTTATAAAAATCTTTATAGATGTATGCATTGTGGCGGGGACACAGAACAAAAAGTTAATGGCGTAATTAGCTATATTCCGGCTGTTGTGTCTGGAAGTAAGCTTCCAATTTTAAGTCGGCTTTCAGATCTTCCCGAGGATAATGGCTAAAAAAGGTCTTTACGGTGTAAATAACTATCGCGAGAGAACCAGAAAGAAGATTGGGCGTCACACAAAAAATATGAATAAATCTGCAAGACGCAGTTATAAGCCTTACGTTGGTCAGGGCCGTTGACAAAATTTACAAGTTTACAAAATTCGTTTACAAAAGTTTTCCTTATTTACACGTAGTACCAACATTTTTGTTGCATCTCCCCTGGTTGTCAATTATGTAAAGAATATGACACCCCTTAAACCTCAATTTCCAATATCAAATTGCGTAGTTCACGAAGATGACGTGGATTGGGGTGGAATTTAGTTCTTGACAATTATCCTATAATTTCTTATACTACTTTTTAGAATGAGTAGAAAGATAACATTAACCACAGATCACATCAGCCAAAGACAATGGTCTACTTTGCTTTTAGAACTTAACAGTATGTCTAAGTCATGGAAAAGATTTGGTGTTGATATAACAATAAGCGCGTTGAACGCAGAAAGAATAATTAAATGGGGAAACAAAAGTCACAATGAAGGGGATATACGCTCAGAAAAGTCTACCTGAAATAAACGAAAGTGGAACTTCAGAGCATGACTTGTGGGTTGCTGTTTTAAGTAAGGCAGCTCATGACGCAATTTACGCTTCAGACTGGAGAGAGTCTCTTCAGGCTATTGAATGGTTTAAGTCAGGGGGGTTTAATTTCAGAACCGTGTGTGGGTATGCAGGTCGTGACCCTGAGTATGTGCATAGAGTAATGGAACTTCCTATCAAAAGAAGAGAATCTCATATGTCAATGGTTCGTAATGGAGGACGTCTTTATGTAGCAGAAACTACACAACCTCCTAAACAACATCGCAGTCATTACCGGGGAGCAGGAACCAGGGGACGGGGAAGACCTAGAAAAAAAGATTCAACAATGTTTTTACGAGGAATAAAAGGAGGAAGGCCTAGACTTTATAATCTCTAATGCCAGTCCATCCACTTTTTCCTCAACCTATTTACATTTCTAATCTTGAAAGAAAACTAACTAAAGAAGAAGTAAAAGCAATTAATAAATATAGAAAGAAAACCTATAAAAACGAAGGCAATACAGTTTCTAAGAATAAATATGTTTTAGAAAATAAAATGTTAAAGGATCTTAAAAAAGATCTGAATAAAAAGGTTATTAATTATTTTAATGAAGTAATTTGTACAAATAATTCTATTGTTCCTTATACTACTCAATCCTGGATTAACAACACAGAAACCAATCAGTTTCATCATCGTCATTCTCACGCTAATTCTTACATCTCAGGAGTTTTTTATATTGCTGCTGATAAAAAGGTTGATAAAATCACATTTTATAAAACGCCAGCCCATGAGCCGATCAAACCAAACATAGCTAAATATAATATTTTTAACTCCAGCACTTGGGAGTTTCCAGTTGAAACAGGAAATGTGATTCTTTTTCCCTCTTCTTTACATCATGGAGTAAATCCGAAAAAAGGAACCAATACTCGTATCAGTTTATCTTTTAATAATTTCTTCAAGGGTACAATTGGAAACGGGGAAAACTTAACAGAATTAATTATTCAATGAAATATGTAATCATACTTCTATTAAGCGTGAACGGAGTCGAAGAAATAAAATTTGAAACTCACGGTCTTGACTGTGGGGAGATGGCTAAAGCGTGGCGTGAAGTAAACACCACATATTATGAGGGACCTAATCAAGGGAACTATACCCATGATGGTAAGTTAATGTTTGCTTATATGTGTCAATAAGTTTGAACCGGTTTGCAATTATACTTTGTTGCTACCCTATAGTCATTAACATATTTATAGCCCATTTTACTCAAAATCTTCATAGACTCTATATTAGCATCACGAGAGCACTCATACCAACTATCATATAAGGTAGGGTATTCAATTGGGGCCATGCAGGCGTTGCCCTGAAGAAACGAGCACACCCAGATTATTAAAATATATTTCATAGTTCTATTGACAGCTATTATATTATGGGATATATCACATATATATGAAACCAACAGAAAGAGGTATAACACATGACTGACATTAGTCGATATAAAAATGTTTCGTTAACCAAAGATACTTATCAAAACTTAGATAAGATTCGCAAAATTATAACTCCACACATTGTTCAAAGTCGTAGTGGAACTATTAACATTTTAGTTAATAAAGAAATGCAAAGGTTAAATGGAAAAGACAGAACTAAAGATAAGCAAAAGTAAATCTACCATTTGCCCACGTTGTAAGGGAAATGGTTATTTTACAGTTAAAGAAAGTGTAGATAATCCACTGGACAAAGTAGTACAATGTCCTATGTGTGATTCAAGAGGAGAAATTAATGATCCGAACGATGATATTATTATTACTTCTAGTGGTGTGCACAAGCTGCAGTGAGTTTGCTCTGCTTATGAGCGGATCAAGTGTTGCCATTAGTCAAAATACCTATGCTAAAGTTTACAATGGCATGGATGTATTAACTATTATGAAAACAGAAAAAGGTATTAAGACCCACGCGTATAATAAAATGAAAGAGGTTATAGATGGGGACGAATGAAGATAAAGTAATTGAAGAGAAAAAAATTCTTTTGGAACAGCTAAAAGAAAACAATCAAAAATTAAAAAAACAAGTAGAGTTTTTACAATTTACCTGTCGTGAAGCAGCTACTAAAATTAAAGACTTAGAGGAACAAATTCAATCCCTTACTAGTCCGTTGAATACCTTGCGCAAAGGTGGTCTGTGAGAACAATGACTCCGACTGAACGAGCCTACGTTGCAGGTATTATAGATGGAGAAGGCAGTATTGAATATGTTCAACGCGACCGGATCCGTCATGATCGAAAAGGAAAACCAGTTCATAAAGTTTGGAACATTCGTATGGAAGTTCCTCAAGTGGACGGCCGACTTATTGATTACTTGATGGAGACTACGGGTGAAGGGCACAGGGACATGAAACGTTTCCCTGGCAACGATAAATGGCAAGACCAACACCGATGGCGTCTTGGATATCGAGGCGTTTACCGAGTCCTAAAGCAGGTCCACAAATATTTAATTGTGAAACAGGAAAAATCAAAACTTGTTATAGATCACTACGATAAAATTTTTGCTAAAAAATTTTTCGGAAAGGGAGGGTTTGGTGTCAGATAAGATAGAATATTCTGTTTTAACGTGGGGGCCTTGCGTTGTTAAAATGAAAATAACTGACAAATTTTATGAAGCGCTAACGAAAGAAGCAGAGGCATCTCAAACCAAAGCCCAACTTTATCAAGATAAACTCGCTGGTATTATTAAAAAGGAATATCAGCTAAAAGATTATACAAAAGTTCAACCCTTCATAAGCGACATTGTTAGGATATACGATCACATCTGGGACAAATGGAGAAACGTTGATAAGCCTAGTAGTAATCAATATTTAATTAATGCTCTATGGGTTAATTATATGGGACCTGGTGAATTTAATCCACCACACGATCACTCAGATGATTTATCATTTGTAGCTTATTTAAAAGTTCCTGAAAAACTTAAAAAAGAACACAAAGACTATAAAGGTAAAAGCTCTGGTCCTGGTGGAATTAGCTTTCTCTATGGAGAAGGCAATAGGCAAGCCATTACTTATCAAGCGTACTTTCCAGAGGAAAAAGATTTTTTTATTTTTCCTGCATGGCTAAAACATTGGGTCGCTCCTTTTAAATCAGATGTGGAAAGAGTCTCAGTGTCAGGAAACATTGCGAGTCATGTTCCATTTAAATCACTTACACCGACTAAGAAATGAAAATACAAGATAAAATTTATAATGAAATCCTAGAACATGTTTTACGATTACTAAGTGAGCACCATTCAATTGAAATGGTTGCAGGTTGTTTAATGGCAATTGCACAACGACTTTACAGAACTCACTTAAGCAAAGAAGAATATAATAAAATTATGAAGATCGCTTCTGAAATAGACATTAAACCATACGATATTAGAAAAGGAACTGTGCACTAATGTATCAGCCCTTACCTCGTGGATTATTTATTGACGAATCCAGCATTCATGGCTGTGGACTCTACACCAATGTAAAACTTAAAAGAGTACATGAGCTGGGTATTAGCCATATCCAAGTCGGAGTAGATTTATACAGAACTCCACTTGGAGGATTTATTAATCATTCAGATACTCCTAATTGTGATAAGGTTAGGTCTTTAAAAACAACCAAGATTGCAGATGCAGAAGCACCAACCCTGCATACGAAAGGTCCTAAATATATTGTATGGAATCTTTCTACTCTTAGAGATATTGAAGCCGGTGAAGAACTAACAGTTAAATATACTTTTTATAAAATATGACAAAAGATAAAACAACTCTATTTCAGCGTCGAGGACGCGACATGATCGCTGGTAAGGTCTCCGGCCAAACGCTCCGGGGAACCGGAACCGTGCATAGACATACATCTGGGGAAATCCCTCGAGGCATGACTGCAATTGAAGAAGCAATCTGGAAACTTGAGCAGAAAGAAAAAAATAAATGAACGAAGTATTTATAATTGTATTTACGTTTTTAGGTCTAATGACTCTATTAGCTCTTTACATGCTGGTGGTGGTTCTATAATGGGTGAACAACGAACCATAAATTTAAATTCATCTCCTCTGAAGCAAAATAAGCAACATCATAAAGCTCACGACTGTTTTCATTTCAGATCAACTGGAATTAAAATTGTAGGAAAAGAAGATGATGTACAAGAATGTAAAGAATGTCACAGGGTTCTTCCTTTAACAGCATTTACAACCCATACTTTAAGATCAGACGGAGCCTACTATCTTCTTAAAATCTGCCGAGAATGTAAGACTATAGTAGAATCAGAACGTTGGGCAGTGAAAAAAAATACTCTCCCAAAACCCGATCGTTGCGACTGTTGTCATAAAGATAAAAAACTTCAAAGCGACCATATCCACGGCACTACTACATTTAGGGGGTGGGTATGCAGGAATTGTAATACCGGAATAGGATCATTGGGAGATAACCTGGAAGGTGTACTCCAGGCTGCAGTTTATTTAGCAAAGGAAAAAAATGAAATTAAAGAATAGGGCCTCCGCAAGTTCACAGGGTTAATGGAATCCTGAAAAAGCTAACTCGGGCGCGGGGATCACCCTTAATCTAATTAGCCCGGGTTGGTGTCCATAATATAACGGAGTCGTTAGGTTTTAGCCTTGCTTAACGGCTCACTAAAAGAAGGAAACAAATGAAATGGAATAAAAAATTTATCTACCCGACTAGTTCCCGGTCCCTGATCGATGGAAAACGTCACTATGATATTGGACACACAAAGTTACCAAGTGTTACAACTATCATTGGCGCAACTCAGTCGGAGGAGAAGAAACAAAGTTTAGCGAAATGGAAGGCCAGACTAGGTGATGTTGCTGCAGATAGAGTTAGAGATGTAGCTGCGCTGCGTGGCACCGCCATGCACACGTATCTGGACGCTTATATTCGGGGAACAGGGCACAGGGACCTGACGCGCGTGGGCCAGGAAGCTGAGCCAATGGCCAAAAAGATAATAAGCGATGGTTTAATTGACTTAAATGAAATATGGGGCAGTGAGGTTACCTTATATTACCCAGAATTATACGCTGGTGCGACTGATGTAGTAGGACTTTATAATGGACGCGAAAGTATAATAGACTTTAAACAAACTAACAAACCAAAAAGAAGAGAATGGATTGATGACTATTTCGTACAACTTGGGGCATACGCAATGGCCCATAATTATGTATATCGTACGAAGATACAGACTGGAGTTATTCTAATGTGCTCAAAAGATCACTTTTTTCAGAAGTTTGAAGTGTCTGACCAAGAGTTTGTAAAGTACCAACACCAATTCCTGAAGAGAGTTGACCAATATTACAGCTCCCATGTAAACAATAAAGACCACCAATATACAAAACATGATGAAAAAGTATAGTAAATTAGCCATTAATTGCATTTTGTACCTTTGTATACCCTTTTCTCAATGAAAAAGAAAAAGTTTTTTTTATTTTTTTTAAAAGTGGTTACAATGGATACAAAAGTTATTCTTGTTGTATACCAACACTTATTCGCTCGTTTTTGTATCTTTTACAAAGATACAATAGGATACAAAAGATACAATGGATTCAAAAAGCTAGCAATACCAACAACTTAAGGGGCGCGCGCACATGATTCACTCTTTTTATTTTTCAATTTATGGTAAGGGGAGTATACAGAGGTATGAGAAGGAAGAAGTCTAAATATAAACACATAGTCATCAATAAGAAAAAATATTATTTCTATAAGATTAAATGGATGGATATCACTGGTGATGCGGGGCATGCAACAGCGCAGGAGTTTGATAAGTTCGAGTGTGCTACCATGATTACGTTTGCGTACGTCTATAAGAAAACAAAAAAATTTATTTGGACATTCAGTAGCTTCGATACAAAAGATGAAGTGTTCTCAGATAGAAACATTATGCCTATGGGATGTGTGTTGAAGTTGGAGAAGAGAGATGTCTAGTATTGACTGGTTAAGTGAAGAAAAGTATAACTTTAGGAAGGAGAAATATAACAATATGCCTAAGAAAAAAAAGAAAAAGAAAATAGTTAAAAAGAAAAAGAAAAAAACTAAAAAGTCTAAAAGATAATTAAGACTTTGATTTTTTGGCTAAAAGTTTTTTAGCTTCTAATACTTTCTCGTTCTTCTGTTTGATTGTCTTCATTCTTTCATACAGTTGATCGAGATTGAGGTCGTCGATCTTTCCGTGTCTAATAATTTTTTGATCAATATAATAACCACCCACTTTTCCTCTAGCTATTTCAGTAGTAGCCGCAGCCGCTAGATTCCTGCCATCTTTTTTACCCTGATCTCTAATTTTTCCTAATTCTTCTAAATGTCCCTCGTAACTGATGCCATATTTATGCCTTACTTCATCTCTGAGATTACTGATGTGAGCACATACAAGAGGATATTTATTTGGATTCGTTAAGTCAGATCCTGCAACAGAACACCAATTGCCAGTGTCAGAATATCCTGCTCGTTTTGCAGCTTCTGTTTTGGTGATAGGATTGCCTTCTACCCCATATACTATGAGGTGAGCAAACTTCATTTGTTGAGGTGTTAATTCCTTTGGTGGTCCAGACATAATATTGACAATATATAATACTTATTTTATAAGTTCAACAGAATGATTACAGGAAAACACTTCAGACAGATGCTAGATAAATTTCTTCTGTCACCAGCATCTCAGTCAGCCAGAGTTCAAGTTGAGCTTCCAAACGGAGAAATGATGGATATTTTAGAAATTAGCTTGCTAGAGAATACTTTATTAGGTAGTAAAGAGACTCACAGATTAGTTTTTAAATGTGGAAAATCAAGAAATCCTATGGGTAAAATCATTGGAAAATTATAATTTCAATTAGGGCGGTTAGATGGCCCTGAGAGAAAGACAACTTTGGAAGAAATTAAAAAATGCGACTCCCTCCATATCGTGGACGAGGCTTGAAAACTGGGCTTTATTTGGTACTCCTGATCTTTTGGGCTACTCTTCTCGTGGGACCTTTTTTACAGTAGAATTAAAATCAACCACCCTTAAAAACCCTAATTTTGTGCGCTGTTCCCCGCACCAAATATCTTTCCACATGAAGCATAAAAAAAATACTTTTGTCCTGGTTGCTTGTGCCCTGGACCAGCTTGTGCGCTTGTACCCTGGCTCCCGGATCCTTGAGCTTGTTGACTCCGGATTGAAGCTTGAACCCTTAGCTTGTGGTCTCACTTCCTGTTCCAAGTTCCTAGAAAAAATTTAGTGTAGTCCATATGCGATGTTGGCTGTACTCCGGTCCCAGCATGCGCGGCAATCTTTGCATTCGTTGCCTTGTTCCTTGGCCGGGCAGCTCTTGCCATCAGTCACCACAGTGCTGGTCCATCTCCAGAAGCTGGCCGCGGGTTTATCTATTTTGTGTCCTGATAATCTAATAATCAAATTTTTTGGTATACTGTCAGTACTTAGTGGCAGGAATTTGGCCTCTCTAGTTGGCAGCCAGTGCTGTGTGTCTGGCGTGAGCTTGCACACTTCAAAAATATTTTTTAAATGCTGGACGCCTTGCAGGTCCCCTGAGTCATGCCATCTGAACCATGGAGTCTGATCAATTAATACAACCATAGCGGGAATCCATTCAGGATGTGTTAGGCCAGCCAGTCGACGCGTTAACGCTTCCTTCACATTCGGGAATCTATACCGGCCCTTAAGAGCGTAACAGCCTGAGCATACCGAGCCCGGGATCTTGACCAGCTTGGACCCTGTAATGCATGCCTGAGCTGGCAGGTTAAACGCTGGCCCCGGCATCTTGGAAGGCTTCGACAGCCCGCCAGTTATTTTGATTGCTTCTTTTTTATTCATATGTCCTAGAATATCCTAGAGCTTGCAGCCTGTCAAGCTTGGGAGCTTGCAGGCTTGAGCCCTTATTTTTATTGTGGTTGTCCCTTCACCTGTTGCCAGTCGCCATCTCTGCGCACTTCAGTCACCTGATGAGCATAGACGGATCCTGCTTCGTCAAAAAATCCGATCTCTGAGCCATTGCTCTGGATCAGGATAGCTCTCTTGAGCCCGCGGCCCTGCTTTGGAGACTCCAACAGCTTGCCAGTCACCGGGGTGCCCAGCTGTGTGGTCCTTACTTCGTCTTTTTTCTTTAGATCTTTATATTCAATCATAATTATCCTTTTGTTACTCCCAGTATATCCCAGAGCCCAGACGCTGTCAACCCTGCTGCTTGGACCCTGATTCTTTAATGGGCGGGCCCACCCGCTTGGGAGCTTGTACCCTGTACCCATTTTTTTTCGCCCAGGCATCGTGGAGCTTTAACATTTTTTTTCTATTGGGTTTTTTCGACCGGCCCCGGGTGGGGCCAGTCTTCCAGGCTATAGTTTTAAACATTAATTAGATTTCTTTGGTAGCCCTTGGGTGAAACTCTGGACCGTGATATTGTCCTGTCCAAAATTCTTAGTAAGCATTTTAGTCAAGCCTGAAATCATTTTGACCTCGGCGTGCTTCTCGTGCTTGCCATTGTGTTTAATATATTCTTTGTTCAATGCTAGTGGCTCAAACTTGGTATGATACCAAAATTTCCCACCATCATAACCGTCTTTAGTTGTATACATTTTTTGAGTTGATACATGCCATCTATTATCTTTAAATATATAAATATATTCAATGTGCATATCTCCGCGCATATCATGCATATACATCCACTCATCTCTGTACACTTTGGCTGGGTCTTCCTTCCTATCCCAGTCGCGACCGTAAAAACTACACTCATCTAGAGTATCGCCTAAGTAGCTGGCGTCACCCTGATTAAATAATAGTTCCGCAACTTCGCGCTTATGATAATGATCCATAAGAATTGAACCAATTCCGTATGGATAGCCATCACTGTGAACATATATAACTTTTACTTTTTTAGTCTTTGGGTCTTCTATTGCTATATTACTTCTTGTTGACATTTTTTCCTTTCGTTAAGATCCCAGTATATCCCAGAGCAGCTGACAAGTCAAGCAAAAAAGAAAAATTTTTTTCTTGACAGTCCTTTTAAATTATGTGGGCGGGCCCACCCTGCTTGAGGACTCATTCATATTTTTTATTTTTTTTTTAAGTTTAAAGCCCTGGTGTCATTGGAGCCAGTGCGCTGGCGATTTAACTGGTCGTGTCATGACAAGCGCCATCCAAGATATAGTAGTTGATGTTCTACCACTCAGGGCTTGAAAGCTTAAAGCAAAAATATAATCCCTAAACCAAAAGCTATGGCAAAGATATTTAATGCCCATAACCATTTTGGCCAAAAGGAAAAAAATTCTCTTAATGGCTTTCCATATATTATCATATAACCTTTCTCACTCTTACTGCTTGTAGAGATTGATGAAAAATTACAAGCAGTTCAAGTTTTATTCTTTATCATCAAAGAGTGATACTCTTTTATCTTCAAGAATTAATATCTTATATAATCCTATTGACAACCATTGTCAAGTAGTCTATTGTTTTTTTTTATGAAAGGAAAAAACAATGGCTAGATTAAGACTAAATCAAGAGTACAGAAACAAGATTGCTAATCGTATGAGAAGTCATCTTGAACAAGAGAACACGCAAGAGAAAGAGAAATTTTTTCAGTTGCGTGAACGCATGAAACCTTTGCAAGATAAAACATGGGAACTTGCCGAAGAAATAGTAAGCCGACATTATACACCCGAAGATATTAAAATGGCTTATCATTTACAAAACAAGTTTGAAAATGTGGACACTATTGCAAAAGATAGTTGCTTTCATTTTGGTTATCAAGGTCAAGTAGAGGGTAGAGATAATGATGATAGACCAGTTATGAAAGATAAATACATTGAAAGTCATTTTGATTTTAGATTAAATGGAAATATCAATGGTAAAGAAAGTGGCAGACAAACTGATTTTGCTTATGCCATGTATCGTGATGAACTCAAAAATAGAGAGGGTTGCAATCCCGATATAAATATAGAGCAGAAAGATAATCAATCTAATCCACATTGGACAAAGATTGAAGATAATAATGAAAAATATCTTGGACTTGGAAATAGAAGTAGTAATGAAAATCACACTTCATTTTCAGCAAACTGGAATAATGATTATGTTCTTGATTTAATTGGTCGGGAGTATTGCCGAGATAGGTCAATCTCTTGTGAAAAACAAGAGTATGATACTTTAATGATTTGGCAAACTGCAAAAGGTCAATTAATCATGGCACATGATAAATGGATATCAAGTGTTTTAGGTCAAGTGAGTAAAATTAAAACTTGGTTGAAATCTTGGAAATATCTTGATGAGGCATTAGACTTTTGTGCAAAAGCAAAATGTCCGATTGATGAGGCAGAAATAATCAGATGTAATTCTACTGGCTTGGCGATTTTCAATCCACAGAATTGTGCTGACTATCTTGAAAGCATGAAGAATAAAGATGTATCAAGAGCAGATAAACTCTTGGCTTTAAAGAAATACAACGAAGAAAAACAACAATCACAACAATAACACTTCTTGACTTTAGGCATGGGATAATGTAATATTATCCCATGTTTAACAATAAAGGAGAAAGTAAAATGTCTAAACTAAAAATAGACATCATTAAAAAAGTAATGATGTTAGATACAAGACAAGAACTTCAAAATGTTCTTGACGTTGTTGGCAATTCAATAAGTAGAGAATTGGACAATGAAGATAAAGAACAAGAGGAGTTTAAACAATGGAAATCCAAAAAGAATAGTGAGGAAACAAATGACATCACTTTCTAAATCTATCTTTTGGATTAAATATTATGCAACTAAACATGGTTGCATAATTGAACGCAAAGCAACTCTTGATAATGAGTGTTATGAGGGAACGCATAAAAAACATGGTTATCCTTATAAAGTTTATGTTGATATTCAAGCTACTGAAGAAATAGACAATGGCAAGAATCAATATAGATGTGCAAGTAAAGAGTGGGAAATAAATGACAACCCAACTTTAACTTCATGAAGTATTGTCAAGGAACTAATTGCCACGAATACAGAACTAAAGACAGAATTCGTGGCATGAAAGGGAGTAAGCATTATCAAACTCGCAGACGTTCTGACTTTTATTATGGCAAAGGAAATTTTTGCTCTTTAAATTGTCAGAACGATTGGTTTAATAAGTTTGGCAATCTTGCTATTAATCATTTCGGAAGATTAACTGAACCGAAGAAAGTAATGTGCGACCAGGCATGGTATAAAGATTATACTTATAACTATGACCATACTAACAACAGAAGTAATAATCGGCATTTCTTAATTAATGATTTACTTGGTACTCGTATTCCAATTACTGAACAACAGTATCAAGATGAGAATATAATCACACCGAATAACTTATCCCAATAAGTTAGACATGCAAGGCGCAGAAATGCGCCTTGTTCTAATATCCTGTCAAGCTAAATCTTATAATATCCCATGTTATTATTGCATACCTCGTGAGGTTGTGCTATTCGGGGCGGGCCCACCCGAATCCCGGGCTCGGGCGGGCCCACCCGAGCCCGAGGGGTCCCAGTTTCTGCATAGCTCAGAATTTTAAGGGAGGGCCCACCCCCCTTAAACAAGAAAATAGGGGTCCCAATCTTACCCTTTATTGCTTAATTCAGACTCTCATGGTAAACCTTTTATAAACGATGATTCAGATGAACGACGACATAAATTTTATAAAAAAATTACCAGTAGACGAACAGAAAGCATATTTAAAAGCTTATTTAAAAGCAGATCAATTAGAGACCCAAACTAGAGTTAAAGGAGATTTTTTAGAATTTATAAAATATATCTGGCCTGCGTTTATTAGTGGTGAACATCATAAAATTATTTCTAAAAAATTTAATGATATCGCTAATGGTAAAAATAAAAGACTTATTGTGAATATGCCCCCTAGGCATACGAAATCAGAATTTGCTTCTAATTATCTACCCGCTTGGATGATTGGGAAGAATCCAGATTTAAAAATAATTCAAGCTACCCACACAGCAGAACTCGCTATACGGTTTGGTCGTAAAGCTAAGCATGTCATCGATTCTCCGGAGTATCAAGAAATTTTTGAAACTACGCTGCAAGAAGATAGTAAGGCAGCAGGTCGATGGGAAACGGCACAAGGAGGTGAGTACTTTGCGGTTGGTGTTGGAGGTGCCATGACAGGAAGAGGAGCTGACTTATTAATCATTGATGATCCTCACAAAGAAAAAGATTTATTAAGTAGAGACTCTTTTGATAAAGCATATGAGTGGTACACATCAGGTCCACGTCAAAGACTTCAACCAGGCGGCCGGATCATTTTAGTTATGACGCGTTGGTCGACAAGAGATCTAACGGGTGCATTACTCAAGGCTCAAAAAGAAGTAAAAGGAGACCAATGGGAAGTAGTCGAATTTCCCGCTATCTTGCCAAATGACAAACCTGTTTGGCCGGAGTATTGGAATAGAGATGAATTAGAATCTGTAAAAGCTTCTATTAGCGTTGGTAAATGGAATGCTCAATATATGCAAACTCCAACTGCTGAAGAAGGAGCCCTTATTAAACGAAGCTGGTGGAAAGATTGGAAAAGCGAGAAGCCTCCTAAACTGAGTTTCATTATTCAAAGTTATGACACCGCATTTATGAAAAAAGAAACAGCTGACTTTTCTGCAATTACAACGTGGGGAGTTTTTGAGAAAGAAGGCAGCGGCCAAAATGCAATTTTACTTGATGCATTTAAAGGTCGATATGAGTTTCCAGAATTAAGACGTTTAGCTCATGAAGAATATATACACCATCGTCCGGATATTGTTTTAATCGAGGCCAAGGCATCAGGGATCCCCCTAACTCACGAGCTTAGAAAAATCGGAATCCCAGTTATTAACTATACACCGTCAAAAGGAAATGATAAACACATTAGAGTGAACTCAATCGCTCCGCTTTTTGAGGCGGGTAAAATTTGGGCCCCTATGCATGAGCATTTTGCCCAAGAAGTGGTTGAAGAGTGTGCAGCATTCCCGCATGGTGATCATGATGACTATGTGGACTCGACAACGCAAGCAATTATGCGTTTAAGGGGTGGAATGTTCATAACTCATCCTGAAGACTATAAGGAAGAGAAAATTGAGAGAACCGGACTAAATTATTATGGCTAGACAACTCATATTAAAAAATTTAATGAAATTGGCTCAAAATATTGGAGCCAATCCTCAAAGGTTTATGGGGACTCGAACGAATGTTACTTTTTTAGGAAAAGGCCCAACTAAGAATCCCTTGTTCCAGGGCCCTTTACGAGGAATAGAGTCTGCAAGCGAAACGCAGCTGGGACCACGAGAAACAATCATTGAAGCAGTTGAAGATGCTATGGGTTTTGCCAGCGCTAATAAATTAAACGCTATTCAACTTAGAGCTTTAACCCTGAATCTTGAAAGTATTAACAAAATTTATAATCCACCGGTTCTACCGATGGCAAGCGTAGCGGACATGGTTCCAGGGATCAGGGGCCTAAAAGTATCTAAAGATTTAGGATTTAAAAATCCTGAGATGTATGGAAGAGCACAACCAGGAAGCACCATGGCTAAAGCAATCGATGAATCGGTTGATATCAAACCAGGATTAAAATTTTTTGAAGGTGCTGAACTTCCTGAAAAAACTGCATCGGCACGAGCGACTATGTTAAAACTTTTAGACATGTCGGCGACTAAGGAAGGCGTAGGACTGACTCTTAGAGAAATTATGTCCAAGCAAGATTTGAAATGGCTTTTAGAAGGCGGAGGCGGAACTAAAGGAGACCCTATTACTCTTTTTGCAAAATATTTTGGCAACGCTTCAGCTAAACAACTTCCAAGCGCAGGAACGCCTGAAGTTATCGACAATTTCGCTCTACAATTATTACGAAGAACCGATCGTATGGGAAGAAAGATAGACGACCCATTTTTTAGAAGAGAGGATCTTGATTTTGCTCATGGTGGTCTCGCAAGGATCTTGGAGGTATAATGACTGCAACTGGTTATCCTGGAGGAAGTCTCAAAGCACATCTTCAAGAAATTAAAAAATTATGGCTCGAAGGAAATTCGGCTCAAGAGATATTTGAATCTAATCCTAACAAATTTAAGGCAAAAGGAACAGTGGCTCATGCTCTAAACTCTATGAAAAAAGGGTTAGCTCCATTAAAAATTAGTGCTCTTGAAATAAAAAATAGAATTACTCAACAAGTAGCCGATAATAAAAAAGTTAAAGACGCCTATGACACTTTAGTAAAGGATTATAAAAAAAGAGGTTTAAAGATTAAACCAAGTCAGGCTTCTTTAATACGGGAAACCAATCTCGGTTCGTCTGTAGTCAGTAGAGTTATTAAAGCTGAAAATTTAAACGTAGAGCCAAGAAGTCTTTCTCCGGAAGTACAAGAAGCTCAATTAAAAAAAACTCAAGAGGCCCTAGAAAAAAACCGACTCCGTTTAAAAGAATTAAAACCTGTTTATAAGGGAAGAGGCTCTAAATTCGGCGAGACTCCAAAGGTAGTTGATCTAGCTGGTCCCGAAAAATTAAAAAAAGAATATTTAACGGAATTGAAGAAAAGATTAAAGTATCCGGCTGCAGGAGCGGAGTATAGAGCTGCAGTAGCAAGAGGAGAGATTTTAAGCAACCCACAATTAGCCAAAAGATTTAAATTGGGTGATGTAAGTACTGCGGAGCGAATAAATTCATACTTTATAAAAAAAGAAAACTTAAAATACACTCCACAAACTTACGAAGGAAAAAAGGAAATACAAAGGCTAAGAGACATAAAGAGAAAAGGCTATATTGATGTAGCTTCTAGTCGTAGTAATGAAAAATTAATTCAAGATCTTATAAAAAAGATTGATCCAACAGCTTTAAAATATGATATTGATGTTGCCCATAGGGCGTCTTTAAGAGCTAATGCAATTTTTGGGGGTAATTATTTAATTAACTCCCTAGGTATTGATCCTAAAGAAGTAAACTCAAGAATAGTTAAGCCTGCAGAAATAAAACTAGGTGGCTTATATGATGCTCAAAAGAAATTAATTAAAGGTTTAACTCCAGGGAAATTTCCAAAAGATATTCAAAAAAGATTAGAACAATTAAACTACACCATAAGCAGGGTCTCTGGAGAAACAGACGGAGCGTTACAGGGTGTATTGATGAATGAAAAAACAGGTAGAGTAGGACATATTTATGGAATAAATTACAATAAGGTTCTTGGAAAGGGTTTCGTAGATGGTCTAGTTAAAGATTTAACTCCAGCAAAGCTAGATTTAATAGCATTAAATCTACCAAAGGATATTCAAGAGGGAAGAGGAGTACAGACTGCACTCCTAGATATATTCAACAATAAAACTACTACAACCCCACAAAAAAACCAAATTGCTATTGCATTACAATGTATTGGCAAAGCTGAGGGAGGAAGAATTGGTTATGCTCTAGGAAGTGCAACTATCAACTGCGTTAATACAAAATTAACTAATGAACCGGTTCAATCTTCAATGAGATTAAGAATTGCAGAAGGAGTGGGTAAAATTAAACCTGCAGCCACAAACTTTTTAAAACTATTGGGTAAAGGCGGAGCGAGAGCTGCGCCGTTTGCAGCACTTGCTGCAGTAGGTGCAGGTATAGAACCGTTAGTGAAACCATTTGTAATTGATGATCCAAATACTTATTTAACGGACGAAAGTCAGATGAAAGGAATGCTCCTTGCAACAATTGAAGGAGAAACTCCAAAAGTTGATGAAGAAATTTTAAAATGGCAACTGCCAGCGTTAGGAGGAGCAACCGTTGCAGGTGCAGTTCCTGGTGCCCGAGAAGCGTATCTTGATAGATTAACCGGAAGAGGTCCAGCAGTAGGACCTGCAGGTACAAGAGCATTAGCAACTATTCCTGAGAAACCGGTTGGTAAACTTAGAGCAGCTTTAGGAATTAAAGGTGTTTTAGGAAAAGCTTTAGGAGCAACTTTTTCTCCTTTAGCGGTTGCAGCCACAACTCCTCTACACATCGCTGCTCAAAGAAAAGAAGGAACGGAGTGGGGAGACATTGCAACTGATCCTTCTCATTGGTTTGGACCTGCATTCGCCAGTTCCGGATATCAAATGGCAAGTAAAGGAATTACGAACCCAACATTATTAAAAGCATTAAGATTAGGAATAAGTCCAAGTGTATTAAGAACTGTGTCTAGCAGATTTGGTTTACCAGGACTGATGGTTAGTGCTGGAATGTGGGGCTATGATAAATGGAAGAATAGAGGAGTCAATGACCCAGAAGATTAAAAGGTTGACTTTAACTATTCCACCTTTAAGAGGACCTGATCCACAAGGGTTGAATGTTCCTTTCAAACAAGTTAAAACTGTGATAAACTCGGAGAAAATTAATGGCAGACAAAGACAATATAGACAAGGCTCTACCGAACGTAGACCAAGAAGTCGTATTACCTAAAGAGGAACTCGTTGTAACGGAAGAAGATAAACTATCTGAAGTAACACCAGATGGTGCTGAAGTTATTATGGATGAAGAAGGCGGAGCGGAAGTTAGTTTCGATCCAATGGCTGATCAACAGGCAGGTGGAGATCATAATGCTAATTTAGCCGAATTATTACCGGACGATATTTTAGGTCGGATTGGTTCTGATTTAAATGAAAATTACATGCAATATAGAACTTCCCGTAAAGATTGGGAAGATACTTATACCAAAGGCTTAGATTTATTAGGATTTAAATATGTGAATCCAACTCAACCGTTTCAGGGAGCAAGTGGTGCAACTCATCCAGTGCTTGCTGAAGCAGTCACCCAATTCCAAGCGCAAGCTTATAAAGAATTACTTCCAGCTATGGGTCCAGTACGGACTCAGGTTTTAGGAAGGCCGAGCAGACAAAAAGAAGAACAGTCTGTTCGTGTTAAAAATTTCATGAATTACCAACTCATGGATGTTATGAAAGAGTACGAACCCGAGTTCGATCAAATGCTCTTTTATCTACCGTTGGCAGGATCCGCTTTTAAAAAAGTTTATTACGATGAACTTTTAGGACGAGCGGTTTCTAAATTTGTTCAAGCCGACGATTTAATTGTCCCGTATACGGCTACCTCATTAGCCGATGCGGAGGCGGTTATTCACACAATTAAAATGTCTGAGAATGATCTCAGAAAAAAACAAGTTGGAGGTTTCTATAGAGATATTGAAGTTAAACCTGGTTATGATCAGGAAACTGAAGTTGAAAAAAAGGAAAGACAACTTGAAGGAATTAGAAAAACAAGAGATGAAGATATTTTTACGATTCTTGAATGTCATGTTAATTTAGATATTGAAGGGTTCGAAGATATAGGAAAAGATGGAGAGCCCACAGGAATTAAACTTCCTTATATCGTGACGATTGAAGAAGGCTCACGACAAGTTTTATCGATCAGACGAAACTATAGACAAGAAGATCCGATGAAATTAAAAATACAATATTTTGTTCATTTCAGATTTTTACCTGGAATGGGTTTTTATGGTTTTGGTTTAATTCATATGATTGGCGGTTTAAGTCGTACTGCAACAACTGCTTTACGTCAATTATTAGATGCAGGAACGTTAAGTAACCTTCCCGCAGGTTTTAAACAAAGAGGAATACGTGTAAGAGACGAGGCCCAAGCAATACAGCCCGGCGAATTTAGAGATGTAGATGCACCTGGTGGAAACATCAAGGACGCTTTTATGACTTTACCTTTCAAAGAACCATCACAGACTTTATTGTCTTTGATGGGAATTGTTGTCCAAGCAGGACAAAGATTTGCCGCCATCGCTGATATGCAGGTCGGAGACGGCAACCAACAGGCCGCTGTTGGAACGACCATCGCACTCTTAGAACGTGGTTCACGAGTCATGTCAGCGATTCACAAACGATTGTTTGTGGGGCTTAAACAAGAATTTAATTTGTTAGCTGGCGTATTTAAAACTTATTTACCTCCTGAATATCCTTATGATGTAGTTGGAGCACAGCGAAATGTTAAAGTTACAGATTTTGATGACAAAGTAGATATTGTTCCGGTTGCAGATCCAAATATTTTTTCTCAATCTCAAAGAATTTCAATGGCACAAACCGAATTACAACTCGCAATGGCTAATCCACAGCTTCATAATTTGTATGAAGCGTTTTATTCTATGTATAGTGCGATCGGAGTGAAAGAAATTGATAAAATTTTACCTCCTCCACCTCAACCGACGCCTTTAGATCCGGCGGTAGAGAATATTATGGCATTAAGCCAAAAACCTTTCCAAGCTTTTAAAGGTCAGAACCACCAAGCGCACATAACTTCGCATTTAAATTTCATTTCTACTAATTTAGCTCGAAATAATCCGATGATTTTAGGTGCTTTGGAAAAAAACTGCTTTGAACACATTTCAATGATGGCTCAAGAACAAATTGAAGTCGAATTTAGAGAAGAAATACAACAAATGCAGCAAATGCAGCAAATGTCGCAACAAAATCCTCAAATGCAGCAGAATCCCCAGTTTCAACAACAAATGATGCAAGTTTCTATGAAACTTGAAGCTAGAAAAGCAACTTTAATTGCTGAAATGATGCAAGAATTCAAAGATGAAGAAAATAAGATCATGGGTCAGTTTGGAAATGATCCAATTGCTAAATTAAAAGCAAGAGAACTAGATTTAAGAGCTATGGATGACTCGGCTAAACGTGAACAAGCAGACCAGAAGATTAATATGGAGAAATCTAAACAATTAATGGGTCAAGAGCAGTTTGATGATAAATTAGAACAGAATGAAGACTTAGCTGAACTAAGAGCTGATACTTCGATCCAAAAACAACAAATGGCTAATCAAGTCAAAGTATATTCTGATAGGATGAAACGTAAAGATGTTAAAACCTTGAAAGGCCCTAGAAGATAGTATATTAATTTAAAAGGAGAAAATTATGGCAAAAAGAGAAGTAGGAGTTCCAGAAGGAGGAAAAAAGTACAAGCCACAACTTGATACTAGTCGTAACGACCCTCGATCTGAAATCATTACTAACGCAGATAGTGTACCTAGCAAAATAGGTGTTGGAACAACAGTTAAGGTTCAAGGTACTCGAAGAATGCTAGCAAGCAAACGTAAGACAGCAACTTGGTTCTAATATGGCCTGGTTCGGTTTAGCGAGAATAGCTCTTCAAACTGGAGCGAAAATATATTCCAATAGACAAAAAGCAAAAGCAGCTATGTCTGATGCACAGTTATTGCATGCAGAGCGACAAGCCCGTGGTGAGGAATCTTACCAGGGCAAGCTTTTAGAAGCCCGACAGACAGATCTCAAGGACGAATTCGTTTTGGTCATTCTCTCGGCGCCCATAATTATTTTGGCCTGGGGTGTTTTCAGTGACAATCCGGATGCCTTAAATAAGGTTAAAATCTTCTTCGAGCATTTCCAGCAGCTGCCGACATGGTTTACTTCCCTTTGGGTATTGGTTTGCGCGAGCATTTTTGGTATAAAGGGGACGCAGGTATTTAGAAATGGAAGAAACAATAAGGTAGACAAAAAATAATAAAAAACATATAAAAGGGTATCATGTCAAAGAAAAGTAGACGAAGAAATAAAAAGATTTTAGCTGCATTAGCCTTAGCAGGCGGAGCAGCGATGTTAGGAAGAGGTAAAGGAGAAATTTCTTCTAATAGACCCTCTGGAATAGATGCGGCATCAGCGGCAAAAAATTGGATTTCCAAAAAAGCTTCAAATGTTGCAGATACAACTGGTTCATATTTAGGTAAAATGACCGGAGGCAATCCTGATGATCCCACAGGTCATATAGGACAAAAGATTAGAGCAGCTCATGCTGCAGCAGCATCGGCACCTAAAAATATAATGCATCCTTTACATAATCCAACTCGTATGAGAACTCATGTAGGAAGAGGTAATTTTAATTATAAAAAAGGTGGAAGAGTTACTGGAGCCGCAAAACGTGGTTTTGGTAGAGCACTAATGAAGGGGAAAAAATAATGAGAGACGATTTTGGAACAAGACCTTACACACCTAGATTTCCTTATTCTAAAGGAATGAAGAAAGGTGGCAAAGCTAAAAAGCAAGGATACACTGATAGAAAAGATGAATCCATTGCAATGAGAATTAAAAAGAAAAGAACACCTAAACAATTAAAAGCAAGTCGTGATGAATCTTACGGAAGATTCGGTTCGTCTGCTAAAAAATCTGGAAAGATAAATAGATAATTCAGTGCCACAATATTTCGATTCAACAGCAAAATTTCCAATGAAGACTAAACAAAGAATTTATGCCGCTAAAGGTGGATGGATTCAAAAAGCTACCGCTTCAATTAAAAGAAGAGGGACTAAAGGAAAGTGTACTCCGATTACAAAACCAGGATGTACAGGTCGAGCTAAAGCTCTAGCATTAACATTTAAAAAAATAGGAAGAGACAGAAAGTCAGCATAATGAGTATAAACGGAAAAGTAAAATGGTTTAATCCAACCAAAGGATTTGGGTTTATTGAAAGAGACGACAAAGAAAAAGATGTGTTTGTTCATGTGTCTGCATTAAAAAGTGCAGGTATGGATAACCTTGCCGAAGGTCAAGCTATAACTTTTGAAGTGGAGCAAGGTCCGAAAGGTTCCAATGCAGTTAATCTGCAGAAAACATCTTAATGAGACAAGTCTTAATAGACGCATTAGAAAAACAGTATGAAGCAGAGATCTCAGCAGCGGATGTTAAGATTAAATTACTTTTAGAAAATTCTGTAGGGGTCAGTGAACATCTTAATCATCAACAAGAATTAGATAGTCAACTACATAAAATTGCATCTGCCGAAGAGAAGTTATCTGTTTTGAAAGATTATAATATTCCTAGTAAGGAGAAAGATGCCATTTAAATCAGAAAAACAAAGACGTTATTTATGGAAGAATGAGCCCAAGATAGCGCGTGAATGGACAAAAGCTTATGGAAGTAAACCAGTTAAAAAGAAGAAAAAAGCAAAAAGGAGAAAAAAATAATGGAAGACTTTATATTTATAGATAAAATTAGACGAATTATTAAAATGCGTCATGATGATGTTGTTGCAGCCTTGGTTTCTGGTGGTGTTGACAATATGGAAAAATATCAGTATATGTTAGGACAGATACGAACATATCAGTATCTAAGTCAGGAGATATCCACCCTGCTAGAAAAAAAGGAGCAAAAGAACAGTGACGGAACAGTTATCAGTATCAAACCAAAAGGAAGTCCCAAAACATAAGGCGGCTCTCCAAGAAAAATACGATAAAGAACCTAAAAGACCTAAAAAGGATTTAACCTCCGAAACAGCTAAGTTGCCAATTCCTACAGGATGGCGATTATTGGTTCTTCCTTTCAAGCATAAACAAAAAACTAAAGGTGGAATTATTATAACTGATGACGCTTTAGAACGAGCTCAAGTAGCCTCAACTTGTGGACTTGTTTTATCCGTTGGGCCTCAGGCTTATAAAGATAAAGAAAGATATCCCGAAGGACCGTGGTGTAAAAAAGGTAATTGGGTTATTTTTGCAAGATATGCAGGATCTCGAATCAAAATAGAGGGGGGTGAAGTTAGACTTTTAAATGACGATGAAGTTTTAGCGACCGTGGATGACCCCGAGGAAATATTCCATGAAATGTAACCATAGGAGAAACTATGCCAGAAGATAAAGTAAAAAAAGAAGATCTAATTGACGTCGGGGATGCTGATGAAAAAGCAACCGAAATTGATTTAGATAAAGATAAAAAAGCTGAAGGAGGAGAAATACAAGATGAAAAAACTACTCAAGACAGTGATAAGCCCGCTGACACACCTGCGGAACCTGATAAGCAGCCTGATGTTCAGGATAGCGAACCAGAAAAAAAAGAAGAAGTAAAAGAAGAAGTAAAAGAACCAGTACAAGAACAAAAGAAAGAAATGGAAGAGTATAGCGAAGGCGTTCAAAAACGTATTGCCAAGCTTACTAAAAAAATGCGTGAAGCTGAGAGACAAAAAGAAGAAGCTGTTTCTTATGCTAGACGTGTCATGAGAGAAAGAGATGATCTTGGCAGACAGGCAAGTGATTTAGATCAGGGATACACTACTGAAATGGAAGGAAGAATTAAATCTTCCCTTGCAGCAGCCCAAGCTAAATTATCAACTTCACGTGAAACTGATGATAAAAAAGCTGAAGTGGAAGCCTTAACTGCAATCTCTCAATTAGGATATGAGCAAGCTAAACTTGCAGAAATGAAAAGCAGACAACAGATGGAAGAAACTGCTAGAGAAAATTCAAGAAAACAAGGACCCGCAGCTCAGTATCCAACTCAACGAACCCCGCCACCAGATGCAAAAGCAGAAGATTGGGCGGAAAAAAATGAATGGTTTGGCAAAGATAATGCCATGACCTACACAGCTTTTGATCTACATAGGAAGCTTACTGAAGAAGAAGGATTTGATCCAAAGTCAGATTCTTATTATGAGGAAATTGATAAAAGAATAAAGCTTGAATTCCCACATAAATTTGGTAAGGTAGAACAACAGATTAGTAAACCTACACAAAACGTTGCTTCTGCAACGCGTAGTTCAAAGACTAGTCGCAAAACTGTGAAACTCACATCCTCACAGGTAGCAATCGCTAAAAAATTGCGTGTGCCACTAGAAGAGTATGCAAGACAATTAAGACTCACGGAGGGAGAATAGCATATGAAACAAGAAGAAAATAAAACTTCCCGTGCGAGCCAAACAAGGGAAAAAACATTACGTAAAAAAGTTTGGACTCCACCATCGTACTTAGATACGCCCAACGCGCCAGCTGGATTCAGACACAGATGGGTCAGGGTAGAAATCTTAGGGTACGTCGACACGAAAAACATACAAGGACGCTTAAGGTCAGGGTATGAATTAGTAAGAGCCGACGAATATCCAGAAGAGGACTACGCAGCAATACCGGATGGCAAGTATAAAGGGATTATCGGGCACGGAGGCCTTGTGCTAACAAGGGTACCTGAAGAAATCGCGCGACAACGTTCAGAATATTTTAAAAGATTATCAACTGAACAGATTGAAGCAGTAGACAATCGACTTCGAGAGGAACAGCATAAGAGTATGCCGATCGATATTGATCGACAGTCTCGTACAACCTTCGGTGGAAGAAAACGTTAATTTTTTAACAATTCAACCAACGAAATTTTAAAATAAACCGTGACTGGAGGTCCCTAACGGGACAGGTCACACTGTAAGGAGATAAACATGGCAAATCAAGACGCTGCATTTGGCTTTAGAGCTATTGGCGGTACAGGATCTAGCTATGAAACACAGGGTACTTCAAAGTATCAAATCAATGACAACTGGACTAACGCTATATTTCAAGGCGATCTAGTTGGAATGGGTGATGGTACTGTAACTGACAGAGCAGGAACTACATCCGTAGCAGGATATATTTTCGGTTCAATTGCAGCTACAACTTTGAATCTTGGTGTTTTTAATGGCTGTTTCTATATCGATCCAACCACTTCTAAACCAACATGGAAAAACTATTACCCAGGAGCTGTTAATATCACGACTGGTCTAATAGACGCGTATTGTTATGATAACCCTCAACAATTATATGAGGTGCAGACATCAGGTACTCTGACTCAAGCGGACGTAGGTAGTCTAATTGATCAAGGAACATATGCTGCAGGTTCAACGATTAATGGACATTCTGTAATGGAGATAGGTGGAACCTCAGGTTTCACTACTGCTCAATTTAGAATAGTTCGTTTATCCGGAGATCCGAGCAACTCTGATACAGGCAACGCGAATAGTAACTGGGTCGTAAGATTGAATGAATCAATCTACTACAATTCAGCTATACTATCTTAATAGGAGCATAGAAAATGGCAATATCACGTAATCAGCTAGTTAAAGAACTAGAGCCAGGTTTGAATGCACTATTCGGCCTGGAATATAAACAATACGAAAATCAGTCGGCTGAAATATATACGACTGAATCATCTGACAGAGCTTTTGAAGAAGAAGTTATGTTGTCAGGTTTTGCAAACGCATCAGTTAAACCAGAAGGACAAGGGGTAACTTATGACGATGCACAAGAAACTTTCACAGCAAGATACACTAACGAGACAATTGCTCTCGCTTTTGCTATCACTGAGGAAGCTATTGAAGATAACCTGTATGACAAACTTGCTTCAAGATACACAAAAGCACTAGCAAGATCGATGGCAAATACTAAACAAGTGAAAGGCGCAACACCTTTGAATCAAGGTCTACCAGGAGTAGATAATTTTGATTCTGGTGATGGTGTTTCTTTGTTTAATACATCACACACTACACTAGCAGGGAGTTTCTCAAATACTCTCTCTACTCAAGCAGACTTAAACGAAACTTCATTGGAGCAAGCATTAATTGATATTGCTGCGCTAACTGATGAAAGAGGTTTAAAAATTGCTGCTAAGGGTGTGAAGATGATTATTCCATCTGCTGGTCAGTTCACTGCTGAGAGATTGATGAAATCTCAAGGTAGAACAGCAACTGCTGACAATGATATCAATGCAATCAAATCTATGGGTATGATTCCTCAAGGTTATAGAGTGAACAATTACTTAACAGATACTGATTCTTGGTACATTATTACAGATGTCCCTAATGGTATGAAA